ATTCGACCGTTGGGTCTTCCGTTAAAACAGGCATTGCAAACGGTGCCGATGCCTCAAGTGTTATTGCATCCTCAGTAACCGCAGCCGTCTCGACAGCTACGCAAAGCGGTGCCAATTCGACGGCAGTTGTTGCAGGCTCAACGAGCACGGCAGTATCAACAGCAATTGCAAGCGGCGTTGATGCAAGCACTGCTATTAGCTCTGCTGTTGGTTCGGCCACCCAAGCAGGGGCTGATGCTTCAACTGCTTCAGCATCATCGATTACGGCTGCGATCGCTGCTGGCACGGATACCAACACGGCTATTGCGGCAGTCACGGGTGCAAACTCAAACATCACGGCAAATAGCACAACAAACAATAATGTCACATCCACAACCGCAACGGATGCGACAACGGGTGTAACGAGTCAGACTGTGGTTGACAGTACCAACAACGCATCAACGACTACCACGACTAATAACAACGTCACATCACAAGTAACGACGATTGGCAGCACGACCACTACGGTCACAAGCGATACAAGTACGGGCGTGACCACTCAAACGACGGTTGATGGCACTCGCTCAACAGATGTTACGGTTGACACCACCACAAACGTTACGACACAGGTGGTTACAGATACAACCACAAACACCAAAGTGACTGTAGAGTGGAAACCTGATGGGGAGGTCAGGTGTACTTTTAGGGACCGTGACGGTCAAGAAACTGTTTTTGATGATCTTGACGTTGGCGACCCTCCCAAAGTCGATATTGTCGCGCCTCTTGAGTCTGTTAAACCAGAAGTCAAACCCGAAACCCCGAAAGAAACCAAACCCAAGGTATCCCAATCCGGCAGCGGTTCCGCCATGATGATGCCCGCGATGGCAGGTGCGGCGGCTGCGGTTGACTGGTTAGGCCCGCAGTTTCTGAAGTCTAAAGAGCGCGGAGGTTATGTTGACCCGCTTGCCGAATTTCAGGCGCTGCAGCAACAAGCCGACCAACAGCAAACACTTAGTCAAATACAACCCGAACTAGCTAATGTTTTAACGGAGCGCGGTGCTATGCCCTATTACGCCTATGGCCAAGAGCCCTCGATTGATGAAGTTCTGGGCTTGCCCGATCAAGAATCTTCAAGCTATAATGAATCGGATTACGTTCCGGTGTTCAAATCAGGCGGAAAAGTATCCCCGTTGAACATTCAAATGATGTACGCCAAAGGTGGGCACGCTCGTGAAGACTTCCGCGACGGTAAGCATGTGGCTGGCCCCGGTGACGGGCAGTCGGATGATATTCCGGCGTGGCTCGCTGATGGGGAGTTCGTCTTTCCGGCGGATGTGGTCAGCGCCCTCGGAAACGGCTCAACCAAGGCCGGAACCGAAAAGCTCTACGAGATGATGCATGAGATCAGAGGTCGTGCTCGCTCGAAGCACCCGAAAGACCTGCCTCCGCCGGCGCACAAAAGCCCGCTTGATTACCTGAAGAAAGGCAAATAATATGGCCGGATTATTTGAAGGTTCTGCTCCAGACCCCGTTGAACTAACTAAGACCTCGGTCGCAAAAGCGCCGGAGTATCTCACCAACTACCTCACTTCGCTGTCTCAAGCGGGAATGGGCGCGTTAGGTACCGTAACCCCCGGTACCCCGGCCACTGACACAACGCCAGGCACCGCCCCGACGGTCAAGGCGTTTACCGGTAAAGAGCTGATCGCAGACCTTCCCGATTTTTATAAAACTCTCATGACTCCGAAGGCTGGCGCAAGCCTGCCGGGTCTTTCAGATCTGACACGTTATCAAGACGTTTTAGATCAGGCACTAACGTCAGGCAAGTCGGCTATGGAGGTCGGCGGTACGGACATTTCAAAGTTCTATGACCCTTATCAGAAACAAGTCATAGACGAAATGCAGAAGCAGTCTGACATCAACGTGCAGCGCAACGTGCTGCCCGCCCTCAAAGCGTTGGGAGTGAGCGGTATGGGTGGAGCGCTAGGTAGCTCCCGCACAGGTACGATTAGTGGTCAGGCACTGGCTGAAATTGCAGCTAACCTTCAAGCCCAGCAGACCGCTGCTCGGTCGAAAGGTTTTCAGACCGCGCTTGATGCTGCGCTCAAAGAGCAGGGGCAACAAGCCACCGCAACGAGTGCTCTCTCAGGTTTAGGTTCTCAGGAGCAGGCGGCCGCAACTTCAGGACTTAAGACGCTGAGTGACGTCGGAGCTGCTAAGTTGGCTTATGATCAGTCTCAATTAGAAGCACCGCTCAAGCGAGCCTTGAACGTGGCTGAAATCATGCGCGGTTACACCTACCCCACCAGCTCGACTGAAACCGCTGAAACGATTCCAACAACTTTCGCCCCCTCACCGTTGCAGCAGATCGCCGGACTTGGAACCTTGGTCGGAGCGGCGTTTCCGTCAGGTGGTCAAGGTATCGGTAACAAAATCATTAGTGGTGTTGAGAACATTTTTAGCGGTATAGGTAACAGCGGTTGGGGATCTCTAGGCTCTCTCAGTGGAGGGGGTACAGAAACTGGTCTGATGGGTGATCTTGGGACATAAATTATGACTACTTCCAAAGGCGCTTTGCCCGTTTCTTACTACACCGAGACGCCGGGTGAAAAGAAAAGTCTTGAAGATTTTTTACGCATTCAAGAAGAGCTTGAGACAGCCCTAACTAACCGGCAGCAGTTGTTTGACCCGGTGCTGCTCGCGATGGCACAAGGGTTCCTCGCCCCTACTAAGACGGGTAAGTTTGGCGAGGCACTCGGCAATGTGGCCGCTCAGGTCGCCCCCGCGCAGCAGGCCGAAGAAAAGCGCATGCTGGAAAACATTGCTATGCGTCGCGACCTCGCGGCGTCTAAGCTCGGCGCTCAGCAGGCCTCCCGCGATGAAGAGATGCTGCGCAAGCTGTTTAAATCATCCGTAGCCACCCCAACGGCTGCCCCAACGGCCACCCCGGCGGCTGAAGGCGCGACACCCCCCGCAGCCCCGGCTGAAGGAGCCCCTGCGGCCGAGTCGGTTGCGGGTGCGCCGTTAGCGCCCGGACCCGCTGAGGCTCAGACGACGGCTGCTCCCGTACGAGGCCTTCAGGAAGGCTCCACGCTTGATCAACTCACTGGCCCTCAGCTGAGTGCGATGGCTATAAGTAATAACCCACGGGTTCAGGCGCTGGCGAAGTATGTTCTAAATTTGCGCGAAGATGAGCGCAAAAACCTCATGGTAGTGGGTGGTAACCTCGTCGACGCTCGCACAAGAGAAGTGGTGTTCACGGGTGCGGAAGAGCAGAAACCTTACAGCTTTCCAGGCATAGAAGGCCGGTTCCCGATGACGCCTTCTGAGTACAAGAAAATTGTTGCTCAAGTGGGTAATTTGACCGGCGAAGCACAAGCGCAGAAGATCAAAGACATACTCAAAGGGCGGCAGACTCTGGAAGAACAAGAGGCCGCTAGCGAGCGGTCTAGAGAACGCGCTAAAGGCGACGTGAAACTTGAAGAAGGAATTTTCGCGGACGCTAAAGTTGCGCCCGAGTTGATACGCAGCGCTGATACGCTCATTCAGCTGGCTAGCAACCCTAACACTAAACGCACGTTCGGTATCCTCGCCCAATCCGGATTCCTCGGTGCGTTGGGGCAGCTGGGTGAAAACACGCTGCGCGTGGGTTCATACAACATCGGTGTTCCGTCGATTGAGCAGGCTATCAGGACCGCAACCCGCACGCCGGCTGAGATACGCGCTGCTGAAATTGCCTCCGCCGCATCAACCACGCTGGAGCTGAACTTCCGCCAGTTGTTCTACAAAGGGCAAGGTAACGTCTCAAACATGGAGGCTGAGACGATTCGTCAGTTGGGCGGGTCAATAAAAGACACTCCGGAAGGTATAGTCGCCAAGGCGCAAATGGTCAAGTTGCGCTCTGAGTTTGACCGTAAGGCAGCTGAGATCTTCCGCGCTGCGCAAAAACGCGGCGTTAGCGTTCGAGATTTCAAAGACAGCGAAGAGTACAAAACGGCGGTCAAAGAATATGATGACGGTATTCAGACCGTTCGCGATTCGATCATAAACTTTCAGCCTGCCGCCAGCGGCGCACCAGCGGGCGGTCGTCCGGCTGCCGGCTCCAGACCCGCCGAACGCACTATGCCTGACGGTAGCGTCTGGGTTCTGCAGCCCAACGGCTCGTATGTTCAGAAGAAAAAGTAAGGAGCCTCACCGATGAGTACGTTGGCTGAGTACAACAATAATCCGGGTAATTTGCGCCCACCGGCGGGGGTAAAATATGACGGCCAGATAGGCGTTGATGAGAACGGGTTCGCTATCTTTGAAAACAAAGACTACGGACGCCGGGCACTCATCAATGATATTGAAATCAAGCTCAAGCGTGGTTTGAACAGCCCCGATAAGTTCATCGAACGTTATGCCCCACGCGGTAACGAGAACCCGCAGGAAGCCCAAGACAACTACAAAATTTGGCTCGCCGGGTCGTTAGGTCTTGAAAGTACTAACGCTCCTTTCCCTAAAGACTCAGCCGAAAAAATAGCCGACGCCGTAGCACAGTTTGAGAGCGGCACATGGGGAAAGCCACCAGCAGCCGCACCTTCAAGTCCGAGCGCAGAGGAAACTAACGGCCAGCTCACCGATCAACAGCGGCGGGATAAGCTGACTGAAGAGATCAAAGCACTCCCTGGAAAAATCTATGAAGAATACCCCACCGCTAGTCGCGTTGCGATTGACGCTGCGGGGGCTGCTTTAGGTTCACAGGCGAGCCGGTTTACCGAAAGAGGTAGAGAACGGGTAGCACAAGCCGCAACCGACCTGCTACGGAGCTCGGCCAAACCCGTTGCCCCGGCGGTTCAGCCGGCGGCCACTCCCCCAGCCCCGATACCTACGGACCCGATGCACACTCGGCAGCTGCAAGGCACCACGGACGCAGGGGCTACGGGTCGTGCGAGGCAACAGACCTACAACGTAGGCACCTCTCAACAGGCTGCCGCCGCTAACGAGCAGGCCAAAGTCATCGAGCAGCTCAAGCGTCAAGGGATTGTAACGGGTGATGCGAAGTCCCTGCTCGCTAAAGCACCCGGCCTTACTTCAACACCTTCGGGAGTGTTACTACCTTCGAGTCAGGTCTATGCCGACGTACCTCCCACCCAAGGCACAACGCCCCCACCGCCTCCAGAACCACCTCAGCCCCGCCAGCCTTCACCGTTGTCACGCGGTGCTCAGGCGGTCTCACGCGGAGTAAATATTGGGTACAGAGCGTTTCCCGGAGCAGCTGGTGCGCTAGCAGGCCTAGGAATGGCCGATCTCGGGCAGCAGGCGTACAGCCGATTCTCAGAAGGTGACGTTCCGGGTGGTATCCTCGCGAGCGTTGGAGCCGGGAGCTCAGCGCTTTCGTTGTTTCCGTTTCCAGTAACCCGCGTACCTTCAACGCTGCTAGCGGTTGCTTCACCACTGGCGCTGCTAGCTTACGATAAGATGAAAGAACGCGCAGTTTCTCAAGCCAAAGGGTATGGTGCGCTGGCCGCCGGGCGGCAACTCCCCGCACCGTCAATATACTCCGGCTTTACCAGTCCCTGAGTGTGCGGGGACTCCTCGTCGCCCCTTTGTCCATGGGGGTGACCTTCCCCCGAACTGTTTAGGTTCGGGGGTTTTTCTTTCTACTTGAAATGCTTCTCATAAAGCCACTGCGCCATGAGGAGCGCCTCGGCCCGATCGGCATACTTCTTCAAGTTGAGCGGCGCATCAGGGTAGAGCCTGATTGCAAACGCCCGGCACTGCTCTTTGTCAGAGCTCAGCCCGAAGTGCCTCTTCCAAGTCACAGGTGACGTATAAGTAAGGCTCAACCGAGCGGCCGCAACCGCTGCTCGAGCCACACCGAAAGAGTCCCCCAGGCTAAAAACCGAACTCACCCCCTGACCGGGCATAGCGTTTACGCGCTCAAGAACCACAGCTACGTCTTCATCCGGTGCGACGTGGTGCCTCAGGATAGCGAGAAGTCCCGCCGCGTCAACTTCGCTCTTAACGCTACCCGAACCCTTAGCGACGGTGGGCATGTCCTCTACGGCGACGAATCGTCCGTCTCTGAGCACCCCCACCGCCCCACTCAAGCCGGGGTCAATACCGATAGTGATCATAAGGCCTCGTAGTGTTCACACCCGGCCCGCTGCTCGTTGAGGGTCAGGGTGTGGTTGTTGAGTTCGCATACCCACTTGCCTTCTGGTCCTGGGGTACACATGCGGCAGGTGCGGCAGTGACGCAGGGGTTCAACTTCGCGGGTGCAGACCGCCTTCATGCTGCAGAACCTGCAACCGAAACTTGAGCCATCATCACTGATTCCGGCAGGACGCAGCCGGGCCTCCGTGAGTTTGATGATTCGCGCTCGCAGTCGGTCTTGCTCGGCTGCGTCCTCCCGTATACGCTCGACGTAGAACTGCTCGTCGTCTTTGCAGACCGCCACATACAGCGCCCGAGAGAATCCCCCGAGCGCCATACTGATCTGCACCTGAGCGTAGTGAGAAGGCTTTGAGTCGGCTACACCTTTCTTCAGCAGCGAACTGAAGCTGTTTTTGTTGTGCGTCTTCACCTCCAGCAGGTGCGGTTTGTCGCTCTCCGGAACATCCCTGACCACGCCGTCCACTTTTGTAATAAAGTGCCCGGTCGAGTCGCCGAACTCGTACTGACGTCCGTCGGGTTGTTTGTCCCAGACCGCGAACCCCGCACGGCGCAGATCATCTACGATTCGCGCCTCCTGAAGGTGCCCCGTCTCAAAAAGGCGATACAGACGTCCGTCAAACTGCTCACGGGCGAAACCTCGCCAGTTGAGCCACACCTGACGGACGCACTCCTCACCTATCCCAGACGAGCCAAGCCGCCCTAAGTACAGTTCAGAATCTGCTTTCTCTTTCTGAATGGCAGCGTAGACACGGTTAATTATCTGCTGCTCGGGTTTGGGCGGAATGGCTACCATGGCGATCAGTCCCAGGGGTTAGAAGACGCGGCGGCGGGCTTTGAGGCGGCCTTGGGCGCGGGCTTAGGGGCGGGGGCGGCTTTTGGGGCTGCCGCTGCGGGAGCATCATCAAACAGGAACGCTTTGATTTTGTTGCTCGCCTTGTAGCCGTTGCTGGCGGGCTCGACACCAACCGCTGCGCGGAACGGTTTTTCAAGCAGCTTGTCGGTGTCGTCGGCTTCGGGCCTGCCGCACGCCGTGGCCCAGGCGACGAGCTGCTGCCGGCCGATACGCTGCGCTTTCTCGCTGGGGTTGTTGATGTTGAAATTTTGCCACAACAGGCGGCCGGCGTGCTCACCTTTGACGACTTCAAACTTCGCCTTGATGTAGCTGCCGTCGCCTCGGCTGGTGGACTTCTCCTCAGCGTCGAGCGCCTTCAGAATGTACTCACCCTCAGGAATGGGGTCGTACTCGGCGGGGGCGGAAACATCAACTTCGGCGGTGTCAAATCCAAACTTTGCCATGATAAGGGGCTCCTTTAATTAAGCGGCAATGGGGATGAGTTTTTCGAGATTTTCAATCTTCATTTCAATCTCGTCGGGGCAACCGTAACGGTTCTTTGCAGCGTACGCGGGGTTCTCAATAAAGTGCAGCAGTCGCTCGCCGGTGGTCACGCCTCGGGTCTTCTGATTGTTGAACCCGGTGTCAGACTTGCGGATGATCACTTTGAACGCCGCAAACGCAATCACATCGGCCCACTCCTGCAGCAGCGCGTTGCAGCGGTTCGGCAGCTTAGGCTGATAGCGATCGTACGGCTCGGTGCGGGGGTCTTCGAACTTCACCACCGCCGCATGTGCGATCAAGACCACGTTCATACCGCGTTTGATTCGCAACACGTCGAGCCCCTGCAAGATCTCGCGAAACTCCTCCGCGACCAACATCTGCCCCTTGCCGTAGGCGAGGTCTTTGGCCTCGTGGGAAGACTCCACATTGCTCACAATCAGCGGCTCAATCAGCCAGTCAACCGAGTCAATCACTACGGTCTTGAACTGATGCTCCTCTTTGATGAGCGTCTTAATACTCTCCACCACGTCGTTGATCTGCGTCGCTCGGGGAAAGCTCGTCACGTCGAGCGAGTCCAAGCCGTCTTCCGTACTGATGAAGATCGGGGCCGGAAACTGGCTGGCGAGCGTCGACTTACCTATCCCGTGGCCGCCGTAGATGACGATACGCGGGGGAACGGCCTGCTTACCCCGGCGCAGCGTGTCCTGCCAGCTGCTGGGGGTGGGTTGCTTCTCTTTTGACATTTTGTTTCTCCTTTCTGAGTAGAGGCGGTTAGTCGTCCGCCGTTGCGAAATCGTCGTAGTCTTCGGCGTTCTGGCCGAAGTCCCACTGGTGTGTGATGTACTGGAACAGCTCGCGGTCCCAGCTCAAGAGGTTCAACTTATAGTCCTGCTCGGTGACCAGCGCGGCGCATATGGCGCACAGCGACGGATCTCCCACCATGAGCAGGTAGTCTCCCGGCTCCCACTCACTCAATACTCGTCGGGCTTTGGCGATCATCATGCGGGTGTTATACGGTTTGCGGGGGCGGCTGAACACCGCCCGCAGCTGACCGAACCGACGCGCATCGCTGAGGTCTTTGCT